ATTAAATAGGAAATAGCTTCATCGTAGTCGGTCATATCAGGTGGTCTATGCCAAGCATAGTTACGGGTATCTGAAGTATAGTTACCACCAGGAATTGGAGCATTAAGCCTCATCTACTAACTCCTCTTCTTTAGCTTTTGTACTGTCAGTTGGTTCCTCAAGAAATTCCTCTTCCATTTGGTCAAAAAAGTCGGGAGTATATAATAAACCACCTTCTTTTAGTCCAGAAGTTTTCATAGGCATATCGCCTTTTAGAAATACTTTTATTGATTTCTTAACCGCAACATTAAAGTCCATTTTGTATCATCCTGTAGTTTACTTTGAGGTATCCATCTTCTCCCTTGACTACAGCCTTTGGATGAGTTTTTTGGATTTCTTGGGCTAATACTCCAAAGCTAGGATGCTGATCTGCGCCTATCTTTTTGCCCTTTTCATTCCAATCCCAAGTGTAGAAGTTTATGTCTTTGAGAGTATCGTAATACTGGATATTTTCTTTTAGTCGTATGTCAGAGAAAGGTAAAATTTTTGCTAACCAAGCAGAACCACCTGATGACCCTAAGAAAGCACCGCCTAATTGAAGTAGACCATCTAAAAATCCACCACCAGAAGACTGACCGCTTTGAGCTTGCATTTGGGCTACAAGAAGTCTTAATTCTCTGTCTTGTTCATTGTCTGTGGTTTTCCAGATGTAATCTAATAAGTTATCTGCGTAATCCCATAACTGATTTTGTTGCTCTTGAGTAAGATCCAAAGCAGCTTTTACATCAGCCGTATGTGCATCTACCGCATTCTGATTATTAGTAGTCTCAACCGTTTGTCTCCAAATAGCGTTAGCTTTATCAATGTTATATTGCATTTCAGCTATAAACTTATCACGATCATTTTTAATGTCAGCGTTAAATTGAGCAGCGTCATTAATTTCTCCAGCGTTAAACTTTGCTAGGGCGTTCATTTCAGAGCTATTATGTCTATCTATAGATACTTGAAGTTCGTCATAAAATTTAGCCATATCATTAGCAGTCTCTGCGCCAAATCTACGAGCAGCATTTTCTGCTTTTGTATTTTCAAATAAAGCTTGTACTAGGGCTTGCTTATTTACCATCTCAGCTTGTTGCTCATTGTTGAGATTGGTAAGATCCATTTCTAAGAAAGCTTTAGCATTTTGTACAGCTGCTTGTGAGCGTACATCTAGATTAGCCATTTCTAATTTAGAAAGGACGTTAGCTTTATTTATAATAGCTTCTTGTTTGTTGTTTAAATTTGTAGTGGTTAATGTTTGGAAGAAAGTAGCTTCTTTTTCTGCAACCCCTAGAGTTGCTTCCATAATAGCATTGCTCCAAACAGCCGTAGCTGCACTCCCAGAAAGACCATTAAAAGCTATAGACTTAGAAGCATCCCTCTGCATAGCTTGCGCCCAAGCGGGTACGGTAGGATTACCATTTGCGTCTTTAAACTCAGCAGCAATGGTTTTCATTTGCCATAGTATTGAAGTCTTAGCGTCTACAAAGTCTTTACCTTCAGCTGCTAACTTATCAGCTAGTAATTTACCTGCTATAGTACTTGTGTCGATGACTTTGGACATATCGACACTAGCCCAATCATTAAGGGCTAATCCAAGCTCATTCTTTGTACCGTCTGCATTAACACCAGTAGATGCCCCTGTTATATCAATAGTGTATTCTTCTGCGTCTACTTGAGCTTCATCACTGACTGTTCCCGTAACAGCATTCATTGTTTCTGCGTCAGTAATTTCGGCTGTAGCTGCATCGTAGGTAGTACCATCCTTAGCAGTTACATCATCTACGACAGTAGCATCATCTGTAGTAGTTGCTTCGTATCCATAATTCTCACCGATATCATAATTTGGATCACTGGCATCTAGTGTAGTACCTGCAGCATCTGCACTTAATTCTGGAATAAGGTCAACTAAGTTTAGACCTCTATCTTCCAAAAATTTCATGGGGTCTGCTAGAATAGCTTGTGCATCAGTGTTGTTTTGAATAACGCCAGCTTCTTCAGCCATTTTCTTAATTTGGTCGGCTGTGTAGGTGATAGAGTCAACGGCTTCTTCTGTGTCTTCAGTGGTGCTTGATCCATCACCAGTATTAGTGCTTGAGTTACTGCTGCCATTGTCTCCACCTCCACCACTATTACTATTGTGAAAATCATATTGAGCTTGTGTAATATCACCGTCTGCTAATGCTTTTTCTTGAGTTTTAAGAGTAATACCGCCTGAGCCATCTGCATTAGGAAAATATGTCCATTCGTCTGCACCAAAAAAACTTTTACCTGCATTTGGGTTATTACTACCACTATCATTACTAGAATCATTGGCACTGCCAGAAATAGTATTACCAGTAGAAGTTTGACCCCCAGCAGATATAGTATTACCAGTTTTGTCATCTGTTAACACACCGCCTACGTAGGAAGCCCCATCATTAGGAGTAAATGTATTAGCAACGCTTTCAGTAAAGCTATTTCCACCGCCAAATGTGTCTGCCCATAAACCCATCAGATTTTACCCTTCTCTTCTTCACATCGCCTAATACGATCTCTCAAGTAAATATACCCCTTCATTGCTTCATCGATAGCAGTGTAGTTGGACGGTAAACCTTCCATTTCGTCTGCTAATTGTTGATTAAAGCTTTCATCGTATTGTTTGATTGAAGGACAATAGATTTCTAGCTTGGTCCTATAGACCGTTTGACCGCAACCTGTCAGTAATAGACTTACGATCAGTAAGAGATTCAGTTTCATGCTCTGCCATATTTTTATAAAAATCAGTTGCTTTTTGTTGTGCTTGCAAATCGTCTTGAAGAACTTTATTCTTTTCGTGAGATGATCCACGAAGTCTACCGAAGATGTAAATAATTGGTAGAGCTATGGCTAAAGCCCCTATAATATAAGTTTTAATTTTACTAAAGATGAACACTAGTGAACACCTTCTTTATTATCTTTCCAACGGGCATAGGCTGCTAACGCAATCCCCCCAATAGCACACAAAAGGAAAATCGTTTTGAGGCCATCTGCGTAGGCAACCAAGCCCTGTAATTGGCTAGCTACTTCATTAAGTCCTGTAGCAGCACCCGCTATACCAACACCAGCCATAGTCTTAGATTTAGTAAGAGACTTAGGATGTTCGGCTGTAGGCTTTTGAACCATATCAGGACCGCCTACGTCAGAAGGTAACTGTGCATCACGACTAAAGATAGCCGCTTCGGCTGTACGCCTTCTAGTAAGTCCTCGTAATGGTTGTAATTTACCGTCTACTCTAGCCTTGTTCCATCGCATAATCTGTTCAGGACAGGCATCATAGTCGCCAGCATTTAGTTTTTTAAGAAGTGTAGAGCTTCTGAAAGCCCCACCGCCTAGATTAAATACGAAAGATACTAGTGCATCGTACTGCCCTTGAGAAAGAGGTACGTTGACAGACTTTTTAACTATCTTACCGTGTTCATCTAAATCGTGAACTAGTCTTTGTTGGGCTTCTTGTATAGTACATTTACTACCAGAACGAATGCCTTTGGTTGCGCCATAACCTAGTGTCCATTTTCCTGCTGGGCAACGATAAGCATGAACTAATCCATCGTCTTTTAGTTTGTGTAGACCTTCAAACTTTTTAACAAGTTCTACACAATCTTTTGATACTGTTGTTGGGTGCATATTTTATCCTGTTATTGCATAATTTGATGCGAATCCAGTATTGGACCCACTACCCGCGCTCATCGCTGGGCTAAGATTACCCATCGAAGTGTTTGCTCCCTGAATGGTATTTAATTTAGACAGATTATTAAGCGCATTATTTACGTTAATAACTTGGTTGCCTATAATTGAACCTTGTGGGTCAAAGGATCGAAGCAATAGATTTCCATTACTATCCAAAGCCCTAGATATTGAACTACCGTTAGCTAATACTGAGTTTCCTATTAAAGCACCTGAATCATCAAATGCTTGACCAAGTTGCCTAAACTCATTTCTCATATTTACGTCTAGATCAGATTGCTCTGATGCCATTCTAGACATATCACGGGTCTGAGTAGCTAACTTCTTATCTTGAATATTAAATCCTTGAGCAATAGCAGCTGTTGTAGCTCCTTCAGCTTGTATAGCTTCATCAAAGCCTTGATCAATTTGCCCCATAAGAGACCTCTCGTACATCTCTGCATTACCAAGCATTGTACCTACGTCCATCTGAACCGCACTAATCTCATTTCCTTGAGTATCAAGTTTACGTTCTATAATAATTCCTTGATCATCCATACTACGGGTAATAGTATTGCCTTGTTCATCAATTGCATTAGAAATTAAACTACCATTTTCATCAAAGGCGTTAGTTAGTTGTGTGTATTGAGATTTGGTATCTGCACCCAAAGTATCACCCACATTTTGAACCATATCTTTTACGTTACCAATACGTACTGCAAGGTTTTGTTGGGCTTGTTGTTCCGATAATGTAGCATCAGTAAATCCAGTACCTAGCGCACTACTTAGTTGTTCAAATCCTGTTTGTGTTCCTTCTCCAAGATTACCTATTTTATTTTGTATATTAGTTTGACCTTGGGTAGCTGCTTGTGCAAATATTCCTAAATCATCTCGCATAGCTTCGGTTTGATTAGCTTGAGCTTCGGCTAAGTCGGACCTAGACTGTTGAGCTAACGCAGTATCTTGACCATACCTGTCTACATAAGTATCAAAATCAGACATATACTGACCTTGATTACCCATCATCGTGTCTTGATTTCCTAGCATCGTAGTAGCATAGTTGTCGGCTGTCGAAGACATAGTGTCTAAGCTACCTTGTAAATCACCTTGACCACCTAATACATTGGCTTGGGTAGTAGTTAATTGGTCACTCATAGTATCTAAATTACTTGCTCTATCTGACTGAGCGTCTGTCATACTGGTATCTAAAGTATCAAATCTACCAGTAGCATCAGCAAATCCTGCGTCTATAGAACTTTGCGCTTCACCTAAGTCAGTACTTACTTGATCAACAGAGCCTTGTACCCCACCTACACTACTATCTAGAGTATTAAATCTACCAGTAGCATCCGCAAATCCAGTATCTAAAGATGACTGCGTAGCTAGACCACCCACATTATTTTTCATAGCAGTAACAAGATCATCGTAGTATTTTTGTCTGTCAGCATTAGCACTAGTTTGGGCTGCTGTAATAGTATCTCCATAAGTACCTAAATTAGTATTTAAGTTAGTAAATCCACTATCCATTGATTCTTGCGTAGCTGTTCCCCCAATAGCAGAACTAAGACCACTTACACCAGAAGCAACCGTACCAATAGCAGTTCCTAGTCCAGTTTGACCAGTTTGTAAGTCTGCAAATTGAGTATCACCTAATCCAGTGTAGGTATTATAGGTATTATAATCTTTACCACCTGTATAAAACAATCCCATTTTTATCTCCCATATACCTATAAATTAGGTTAAAATTTATTTATTAATTAATTTAGAGATGCAATCATTATAACACTTTATTATGTGCTTACGCAAGTACTTTATGTTGCATCTTTAACAGCTTGGGGTGTAGCATCTACTACAGCCTGTGCTTCGGCACGTTCTGCTTTGTCTGTTGTAATAAGTGGGTTTTCAATTGTTTCCTCTGTAGGATCACTTACAGTATCTTTAAATATTAATTTTTTTACTGTAGCCACTACTGGATCAATCTTTGTCTGACTGATAAATTCTTCAGTCTCATCTACCCATTCTTTTTTGTCTTCATCGTAAACTTTTCTGCCTGTATTCCTAGTTTCCTTGACTTCATCACGACCTTTTTCAACTTCATACTGTGCTAGTCTTGCTATGGCTGTCTTGTACTCTGCCAGTTGATTAGCAAATTTCTTTGCATCGGCTGCTGTTTGTAGGTCGGTTGGTATGTCACCATCAAAAGCATCTGCACCATCTTTAATGATTGCGTCTAGCATTTCCTGATAATGATGGTTTCTAGGGTCTAATGGAATATATAGATTTCGATCTTGGCAATGTATATCTGCGTGATGAGTTTCGTGTTCTGCTGGTCTGTATTTATACATAATTATAACTCCGCATCCCATGATATATATGATGAACTATCATTAAAATCTCCTAACATATAAGCAACTCCAGCTGTTAAACCGCTAGTTGATACTGTAATAGTACAACTATCTGTATTATAACTTCCCCCTGATACAGATACGTTATTTACACAACTAGCAGAACATATTCGCCAAGTACCTGAACTTGCAAAAAAAGTAGGTTTTGCCCTCATAGTTACAGGAAAATGATAAATGTGGTTAGAACCTGTGGCTTGATAAGAATAACCCATCGCAATAAAGTTGTACCCAGCATCACTTGTCCATTTATAATAATACCTCTGACACAACGCTAGTTCTTCGCCGTAAGAACGATGCTCAAAGGGCGTAGCCACTCGACCTTTTTCAACTTGTACCATAGCGATATCCATATAATCGCCAGATACACTGGAAAGATAACTTCCGCTTTCATAAAGATCGAATAAAAGGATAAAATAACTAGCTGAATTATTATTCCAATAAAATGTCCACTCGTATCGTTGCCATTCACCTGAAGTTTTATTAAATCGTGGCCCATATATTTGACCCCCATCGTACACTCTAAACCCATAATTAGGATTATTTGTTCGTACATAAGCAGATACAGTTACAAAATCTCCTTGTAAGTAATAATAATTTTTATTTTCAATAGGCTGACTAAATCCTTCATTACCAGAAGAACGCCCCACATTTACATAGTTAGTACAAATCCCATCAATTTTTTCATTAGTATAATGCCTAATAGTATGTGATATGTTAGCCTTCCATCTGTCTAATGAGTAACCACTATCAGCAATAGTAGTAGAACTTCCAGTGTAGTCTCCGCGTTGAGAAACTTGAAAATCACCATTTATAATAGCATTTCGTCTTCCAGCATTAATTAGATTAAACTGATCTCTTGCAGTTTCAGCCCGAAGCATAGCTTCACCAGCTACCCCTGTAGGTTTTTTTAAATCAGCTAATTCAGAGCGAATATCTACTATAGGTTTTGAAACATCAATTCTTTTTGTCATATTTGCTCCTAATTAAACGTCCGTACATTCTGCTACAAGGCCATTACTTGCACTAATAGCTATCTCAGTGGCATTGGTTGTATTTGCTGTTCTCACTAATCCTTGAAAAGTAGACCGCCCTGCGGAAGTACCAGCGTGGATTTCTTTTGTAACAGTATCGTATGCTACAGCTTTTACATCATCACTGCTACCGTAGAGAGTAGCTTTTGCTCCTGACTCAAACAAATGCCTTTCGTCTTTGTATATTTTGGTAATTTGTTCTTGGGATGGTACTGTTCCAGTTACTCTGAAAAGAGCAAGTTCCCCGAAAAAAGGAGTTGAAGCATCGTGTGATTGACCTATAACAAGATCATAATCAGTATCAGTAAGGAAGCTAGAAAGGGCTTCATTGTGATGTAAATACGATTGTTCTTTTCCATTTAAATATAAATGTCCTCTTTCTCCAGCTCTCACTGTAGCTACACAACAATGCCACACGTTTTGTGGGAAAGTTTGATTGGTCTGAAGGTATGCACTACCGCTACCATAATCAAAATATATGTTATCTCCTGCCATTCCAATACGCATACTTTCATCGTTATCGGCTGTACCCCTAGCACAGACGTACCCCCAACTTCCAGATGTTTGTTTAAACCAAAAGATTACAGAATATTCACCAGAACCAAAATTTAACTCATCGTTGTAGGGTTGATAAAGATAGTTACTTGCAGACCACCCACCATAAGATACTAAATCGCTACCAGTTCCTAAAGCTGTTTTAGTTACAGTGCCAAAAACTTGCAAACCTTTTCCTACTACACTTCTATCTGGTTCTGCTAAACGTACTGTTACTTCATCTATATACCCATCGCTATCCTGACTAGTAGAAGACTCAGTTACATTAAAATATGCCGTTGTTCCTGTAGCAACAAATGTTTGAGTAAAAAGTTGCCATGAAGCATTTGCATTAATTGCAGGAGACTCAAAATATTGATTTCCATCTATACTAGATGTTCCAAGTTTAACTGTAAAAGAATCGTGTGTAACCCAAAGTTTGATTGAAATAGTATAAGATTTTCCTACAACAGTAGCAAAAGAAAAATAAGCAGCATCTCCATTAGTATCAGCCGTTAGGTGTAAAGAATAAGATCCAGAAGATGCTCTGGTATTAGAAGATTCAAATGTTGCCATCCCTGCATTTGTCCAACCAGTAGTCGCATTTGCTTCTGTTTGTCCAGGACCAGCCGTAGCAGAGTTATTGGGAGCTAAATCTGTACCAACAGCATTTGTAGTATCTGTATCAGATAAAGTAGCTAATTTATTGCTACCGACCATCCAACCTGTCTGATAATCGTTTCCTATAAAGTTAAGCATAGTATTTGTAGCTGGAAGAGTTTCATCTGTAAGTATTAATTTTGTACTTGTACCAATAGCATTTTCTGCAAGTCCAGATACGTGTTGTGTAGTAGCTCCTATAGGAACATCCCAACTTATTCCCCTATCGCCGTAAGCTACAGTTTCTGCACCTCGTTGGTATCCACCTTGAGCATTAGAAAGATCGGCGTGTGGTAAATAATGGTAAGACTTCACAATTCTTTGTGTAGCATTATTGCTTTGGCTAAAAATTAAATGGTTTTTACTATTAAAAATTATATTTTTTGCAAGTTCATAATTAGCGTAACCAATTTCATAAGGTTTTTTCCCATTGTCAGGAACAATATTTACACCAGCGTTAGTTGCCACTGCAATAGTAGGAGAAGGCAATGCAGTACTAGCATCAATTGGTGCGTTGGGAAGGGCAGTTACCGCAACATCTTCTAAATAGAGATAAGGCAATGTTGCTTGACTATCTACTAAATAATAACTTTTAGCATCGTTCCTAGTTAAAATATTACCATTAGAACAATATAGACCCTCAGCATGAGTCCACATTCTTCCTTTTTCATTAATAAAATTTATAGCAAATAAATATGGGGAATATCCAGATACGCTTGATACAAACATTTCTCCATTTAAAGCTTCAACGCCACTTAACCACGATCCACCGCTTCCGTGTACACCCCCAAGCATATCTTGAATATTAGTATCAAATACCATCCACATAGGCATATCTGGATCATCAGCATCGTAAATTGTAAGACCCTGATTTTTTATAGCTATAATGGCAACAGCCGGAAATTCTTTGCGAGAGCCACGGGTAGAGCTACTTAGTGTTTCATTATACCAAGAAGTATCTTTAGTCCTATGTCTCCAAGCACCCCCATCACTATCTTTACTAGTATCGTAGACAAATACATCTACATGAGTGTCTCCATTTGCTACGACTGCGCTTAATGCAGATAAATCAATCTCAGGGGCCGTTATGTCTCCTGTTATATTACCAGTTACGTTACCAGTTACGTTACCAGTTACGTTACCTGTTACGTTGCCAGTTAGAGGTCCAGAAAAAGCAGCCCCTGTAGCCGTTCCTGTAAATGTTGGACTAGCGAGAGGTGCTGCTCCGACTACTTCAGCAACAGATATTTGACCATCCGCTAATTCAGCGTTATCTGACATTAAGTTTGCTAATGTACGTGCCTTGCTCATGCGCTAGTCCTTTAGTTTATGAATTAAGCGGCTTCTTCTACTGGTGTCTCCAGAGAGGTAGCCAACATATTTACGAATGCTTCTCGACCTATTCTTAATTGATCAAGGTTAAATTGAGTAGTAGATAATTTTCTATCTAAGTCAGTAATATGATTGATCATAACTTTCTGTTGATCAGTCATCCCTTCAATATCGTAATCTTTGTCGTTTAAATTTATTGTGGGTTTTTTTTCTGTTTTCCCCATAATAGTCTCCTTAGTTAAGTATTATTTGGTCCATTTAATTAAATTGGTGAATTATCTTCTAAATGCTTTGAATAGGCTGTTTTTACAGCGTCTGTGTGAACTACCCCACAAATTGCCTTAACTTCATCTTACTCTCCTGGTTTCCCGTCGTCTTTTGTGCTTTCAGATGCTTTTTCCACAACACCTAAATCAAATGCTTGTTGTATTTGTGCATCTTCTCCCACGGCAAGCTGGACACTGTTAGCGTTACAATGCTCTGTATTTTTTTCTATTATAATTTTTCTTTTTTTGTTTGCATAAACAGATACCGTATTAGCCATCCAAACAGAAGGGTCAGCTTGCTCAGATTCAATTGCTAGATAATCAATATCGGTAAGTGTTGTTTCTATTTTTTTAGACATTAATTTCTCCTATGTTATCCTATTAGCCATCCCATTACGTTTGTAAAACCACCTGCTCCATAAACTCCATAAGTTTGACTTGTTGAAGTTGATTTTACATAAGGTCTAGCAGTCTCTGTAGCGTTTAAAGGTATTACTGCACCCAGAGTTGTTTGTTGCCAAGTTGCTCCAGTAGTCATATCGTTAGCTCTTGCATAAGAACTAGAATTTTTGTACCAAATAATTTGATAATCGCCTGCAGGCGCACCGTGCATAACATTTAATAAAAAATAATAATTTCCATCGACAGGCGCAGTAAATATCCCCGTTGAAGGATCAAAATCTCCACCTGAATCAAGAATTTCCGACCAACTTTGAATGGCAATTTCACCATTTGGTTCTTGTACGTGACCATTTTTGTTTGCAAAAAACCTAGCACTGTTTGGGGTAGTAACATTACCGTCAGGCGTTATCCTTACTTTAGCATCAGCACTTGTAGGCATAACAGCATTACCTGAACCATCTGTAGCATCAGTTGAATCCATATTTACTAATAAAAGATCGCCTCTACCACCATTACCTGGAAAACCAGCATACCTATCTATAAATATGCCTTGTTTAGCGTAACCATCTGCAGGATAAGCACCAAGCAATATTCCTGCTGCATTGCCAGGGGTTATAGACGCGTAAAGTTTACCAAAAATAAATTCATCAGCTACGTTTGATACCCCAGTTTGAATAGTAGTACACCCATCATTTTTAAGAATCATTTGAGTGGTATTAGCTTGAGAGATAATATTTATATCATTGCCATTTGCTTTAAAAGCTTGAGATCCAGTGCCAGTATAGAAAATTGGTGAAATGACACTAGTAGCCACATTAGCAGTTCTACTTAAATGCAAATCTCTAAATTTTCCACTGCTCCAACCTAAGTCAATGACATCACCTGCGTCAGCACGATTTTGTCTTGGGCCAATTGCATCCGCAAACATCTTTAACCCTGCGTGGCTGGCCTCACCGTCTACATAAAAACCACTGCTTTCCACACCAAGGTTTCCTACTTCTGCGCTGTCGTTGTATAACTCTATAATATCACCAGGATTCGTATTTCTGCGAATTTGCATTGGCGCGCCACTATCTCTGGTAAAAAATGCAAAGCCAGATTGAGCCAATTCTGTGCCTGTGTTTTGAAAGCCTGCTGTATTTTTACCTATTAACACATTTTGAGAACTATCTATAGTTAAACCACTTGTTCCACCTGTTTGCAGAGCAAGAGAATTATTAGTTGCATTAATACGACCAATACCAGTACCAGTAGAGGTGAGATTTATTCTTGCACCAATGTTAGTTCCAACGGCTGTTAGTCGCATGACATCATCGTAACCAGACAATCCTGTAACATCTACAGCGTACCCTGTCCCAATAGCCCCACCAACACCTAAACTATTAGTAGATGAAATTAATACGTCACCAGTAAAAGTATCACCAGCTTTTAGTGCATACTTAGCATCAGACTGCGTTTCTGTTAGGTGATCTGCTAAGGTAAATGTTCCGTAAGCAACAATATCAACAATGTCATTTACAGCCGTTCCAGAAGCAAATACCACAGAAGTACCAGACGTAGCCGTTACGTCAGTACCAACTAATTGTTTTACACCATTAAGGTATACGTCTACGTAGCCAGCATCATATGTAGCTGCGAAGGTAGTCTGACCACCCGTAGCTACTGTATAGGTTTGTCTGTCGGAAGTTCCGTTGACTGAAGAACCTGCGTTAGTCCATCCAGAGCCAGAGTATACTTTCATAGCACCAGCTGTTGAGTCAAAGTACAATGCACCTGTTACAAGGGCATCACCGTCATTGTCTACGCTAGGAGCCGAAGACTTTGCGCCTAAGTACCTGTCATCAAAGCTATCCAAAGAAGCTGCGGCTGAGGTAGCACTAGA